ATGCCGGGACATCCTATGGCCGATAAGCCTTACGGAAAGAACTTCATGAAGTTTATCAATCCGTGGGTTGTCGAAACCGACCCCGGCTATTCCTGCCTTTTCACCGCCCCTCTGAACCACTTGGACCCGCGCATCAAAATCCTTGATGGCGTCGTGGACACCGACACCTACTACAACAACGTCAACTTCCCGTTTATGTGGACTGGTGGCGACGGCGAGTTTTTCATTCCCAAGGGAACACCGCTTGTGCAAGTCATCCCCTTCAAACGGGAAGAATTTTCCGTGCAGGTTGGCGTGACGGACAACGCAAAGCGTGGCACAACAACTGGCGTCCTTGGGACACATATGAAAAACGCCTACCGCCAAGAGTTTTGGTCGCGCCGCAAAGAGCAGCCCGCAGAGGAGTGAGCCATGACCACCGAAATGCTCTGGAGCCTCGGTCTATCAGCAGCACTCGGCCTGATCGGCTGGGTACTGCAAACCAACGTCGAAGAGTTGAAGCGGCTGCAAATCCTGCTGAACAGGACGCGGGAAGAAGTGGCCCGTGATTACGTCACGCGGGCCGACGTTCACGCCGACATCAACCGGGTGCTGGCTCGGATCGACGCGATGGACAGCAAGATCGACAACATCCTCCAGAGGCTGGCCAAATGACCACAAGCCGCAAGGATAAAATCATCACTGGCCTTATCCTTGCCGTGGGTTTCATTCTGGCTGCCGCCTACGCAAGCGCACAGTCAACGCCGATCCAATGCCCCGAGGGCTACATCTGCACTTGGTCAGGATCGGACGGCAACGTGAACACGACGGGCGAAATGACGACGACCGTGATCTCGCCACCGCCGACCGCAGTCTCGCCGCAATTCAGCGCGGGCAACGGGAACGATCTCTGCACGGTCGGCATCGCTGGCGCGGTGCAAACGCAAATCCTCGGCCTGTCGGCTGGCAAGACAGTGCGCGACATGAACTGCGAGCGGCTCAAAAACTCCAAGACGCTCTACGATATGGGCATGAAGGTGGCCGCCGTCTCGACCATGTGTCAGGATGAGCGGGTGTTCCAAGCCATGCTGGATGCAGGGACGCCATGCCCATACGACGGCATGATCGGTGAAGATGCCAAGGCGGCGTGGGCGGCTGACCCTGAGCGGTCCGAAGGCAAGCGGAGGGCGACCTTCAATGACAAAGAAAAGCTGGGCCTTGGCGCTGTTCTTGGCGTCTTGGGCCTCCTCATCGCTTTCTGAGCCGTTCACCTACGGTGCCACGGGCAATGCAGCCTCTGGCGGCCTGTCTTGGAATATGGGCAACATCATGCCAGATGTTCCCGGCCTAGACATCAGCGGCATCTTCTACCGATACACCATCGACAAAGACCCGGCTGACGATGCTTTGGTCCATGTCCAGAACGAGAACGCGCTGGGCGCTGGCTACATTTTCCGCGAGACGGACGACTGGTCCGGCCTACCCGGCAACACCATCACCAAGGGTGTCTCGGTGCCGAATGTCCCTCTGAGGTATTGGGGGCTGGGATCTATTGAGGTTGAGGGCGAAGGCACCATCTCGGATGCGTCTGTGATCTACACCTACCGCGTAGATGAGTGTGCCAACCCGCAGGCAAGCCCAACCTGCGACGGGTATGTGCCGCCAGTGCAGCCTGTATCGTTCCAAGAGCAGGACATGTACGACGCCCTGCAAGACGATGCGGTCAAGATCGCAACCAAAGAAACCGAGCAGGAATACTCGGACGAAGAGCAGCCCCGCGAGGAGCAAAGCGATGACAAGGAAAGGAAAGCCCGCCTTGAGCGTGGCCTATCTGCATCCAAGAACGCGCTGGCTCTGGCCGACGGTGTTTCTCAGGATGCCATTATTGCTTCGATGGGTTATACTGCTGACATGTCCGCCTATTATGCTGCCAAATTGGACGGCGGCGCATATGCGGACGCGCCCATGCTAGTTGACGGGAAGATCCCCGAGAACAGGCGCGGGCTTCGGAATGGATTGGCGCAACAAGTGCTGCATGAGCAGATGATGCAACAGCAGTATCAATAGAGGATGCCAAAGATGAAATACCTAGCAGTCGCAGTTCTCATCGCCTTGCCGCATATGGCCAGCGCAGAGGGCGTCCAGATCGAAGGCAACGTGCAGGCCAAGTGCATCATCCGCACCGACCGCACGGGCGTATACGGGAACCCCACGGCCAACAAGCTGAGTGCAAGTCCGGCTGACGGTGGTGTCTCGCCTGTCATTAGGTTCGACGTGGCGCTGGCGGATTATTACTTGGCCCGCATCACTCACCCGACATCGTTCTCAACCAGCCCAGCCCTGACGGATACCGTGACTTGGACGGGCGGCACATCTGTGTCGAGCGTGTCAACCGCTGCCATGTCGGGCTACGATGCGGCCAAGGTAGAATACGACGCCACGACCGAGTTTGATCTGACCGTGGCCGGAACCACTTGGTTCAAGGTCGATAGCACCGCCGAATACGGTTACAACAAAGCGTTCCCGGCGGGGACTTACCGGGCAATCGTGCAAGCGGAATGTATCGCAAAATGAGGGCGCTGACGGCATCGGTGGTTCTTGCGCTGCTGCCAGCGGCTGTTGGCGCACATGAGATGACGCCGACCTACCCGGAACTGTTCCAGTCCTACATGCCCGGTATCATGCAGGCCGACCTGTCGCTGTTCAACGCCCGCGAGGATGTTGAGTATTATGCCATCAGCATCTGGGACGCCGAGTGGAACCCTGTTCCATTTGCTTCGGCCCAGCGCGTCATGCACATCCCGCCCGGTGGCAGGCAGGACTTTGAGATATACATCCGGCAGGCCGACGCAGAGGTGGCCGTCTATATCTGCACCACATCGATGCTGCGGGCTGGGCAACAGGACAACGCGATTGTCGAGTCGCGCATCTGTTCGCGGCTGGACGGGGAGCGGGCATGAAGCGGCTGGCCATTGTCCTTGCTCTGATCGGCGGATCGGCGCAGGCCGACAGCACATCGCTGGCCTTGCAGCTTCCGTCTTCGCCCATGACCTATCAGAGCGACAGCTTCCGCGCCGGGAACTTGGATTGCAGCATGGCCATCGGCGGCAGCACCAACCTTGAACTGGGCGTCCTCGGCGGCGTCAATAACGTCGGCGGCTCTGGCATCGTCCCGCAGACCAAGGACATCGGCATCTTCGCCCGCATCATCATTCCGCTGAACGCGCCGAAATCGCGGATCGACTGCAACGAACTATACATGCTGGAACTGCAACAGCGGCGACTGGAGATCAAACAGTTGCAGGCGGAACTTGAGGCGATGAAGCAGCTTCAAGAAGAACAGATGAACTTCGAGAACTGACATGGCGACTGAACGCGATCTTGGTGAGAAACTGGAAGAGATCGACGGCCTGAAGGATAAAGCCTTCACGGTCCTTGGTCTAAGGATGACGCCTGCAACCATCGCCGCATCATTCGCGCTTTTGTCCACGCTTGTCGGCACGCTCTACGGCGGTTTCCTGATCTATCAGAAGGTCGAAGAGGTCGCTGGCATGGACCTTGGTGCCTATCAGCAGCAGATGGAAATCATGGATGCCAAGGTGCAGGAAGCCTTGGATTATGCCCGCGACATCAAGAACGGCCTGAAGGATGATATAATCCAGCTTGAAAAACAGGTGGATCGGGCGGAAGATGCAGTAAGAAGCAATGAGGAAAAGGTCCGAACCCTGATCGACGACGCTGAGAAGCGTTTCGAGACAAGGCGCGACCAACTCCGCATGTCGCAAGATCAGGACATGAAGGAGTTAGAAGACCGACTGAATGGCCGCCTGCAACGGGCGCTAGACAACCCGCTGGCCGAATGAGGATGTGACATGAGAACAGAACACTTTGTCTGGGCGGCTCTTGTCTGTGCAATCGCCGCAATCTTTATCCTGTCTGGGGACGGACGATACCGCTACCCCTGTCAGGATTTCCGCAACTGGTCTGCACCTGAGTGCAAGCCACCAATCTGCACCGCAACTCGGACTTGCCCGTCCGACCTATTGGGAGGCGTAAATGTCTCGGAATGATCCTGAAGTAATGGAAGCCAAGCTGCGATATGCCATCGGCCTGTCGCTCGTCGCCATCTTGGGCGGCATCATCTTTGCCATCCTCTATTCGCTGGTGTTTGTCACCCAGCCTATGGGGGAGAGTTCGGAGAACGACCGCCGCTTCTTTGAACTGCTGGCCCCGATTGCCTCGTTCATCGTAGGCGCTTTGGGCGGCGTGATGGCTGCTGGCAACGGCAAGGCAAAGGGTGGCAATGACGAGCCGCCGACACAGGAGACGCAAGAATGATCGGGATGAAGCTGGTCGGAATGCTCATTGGCCGCAAGGCTAAAGAGAAGGTGGTCGATGCCGTGCTGGACAAGGTAGACTTGCCCGACCCGGTGGAAGGCGCAATTAAGATTGCAGCCACTGGCAATGTTGGCGACCTGCTCGGCGGCATGGGCAAGGGCATGGCTCAAGAGGCTGTCCTCGGTGCAGTCCTGAAGAAGAAGCCGAAAAAATGAGGTGGCTCGTTGCCCTCTTGCTCTCAACAGCGCCCGCAGTTGCGGCACCATATGAAATTACCCGCGTCATTGACGGCGATACCGTGGAGATTGCGGTGGATTTTCTGCCGTCGCCCCTGCCACCCAAGCTGTCAATCCGGGTCATCGGCATCGATACGCCCGAGAAAGCCCCGCGCGCACAGTGCGATGCCGAGGCTGCTAAGGCGCAGGCGGCCAGCAGGTTCACCAAGAACGCGGTGGCGAACGCCCTTGAGAAAGATGTCGTGATCCTCAAGTGGGACAAATACGGTGGTCGGGTGCTGGGAGAGGTCTACCTCGACCATCAAAGCCTTGCCGAAATGTTGATAGCCGCGGGTTTGGCTCGGCCCTACAAGGGCGATGCCAAGCAGTCGTGGTGCGAATAAGGAGATAGACGATGAGCCTGCTGACCGTAGACCAACTGCGAGCGATGATCCCAACGAACAAGGACATCGACGCATGGTGCGAGGAACTGAACAAAGCCTTGCCGAAGTATGAGATCACCACCGATCAGCGTATCGCTGGCTTCATCAGCCAGTGCGCCCATGAGAGCATGGACTTCAACGCGCTTTCCGAGAACCTGAACTACCGCGAGGAGACGCTGAACAAGGTGTTCCCGCGCTACTTCGGCCCCGGCAAGCGCAACGCCGCCGAGTATGCCAAGAACCCCGAGAAGATCGCCAACTACGTCTACATGGACGAGTTCCGCACCTCCAAGCTGGGCAACGTGCATCCCGGCGATGGCTGGCGCTTCCGTGGCCGTGGGCTGAAGCAGTTGACCGGGCGTGACAACTACAGCCGCTTTGCCAAGGACTACGACATGACGGCGGAAGAGGCAGCCGAGTGGCTGGAAACCAAAGAGGGCGCGCTGGCATCGGCCTTGTGGTTCTGGAACACCAATAAGCTGAACGCCATCGCAGACACTGGCAACGTGGCCGCGCTGACCAAGAAGATCAACGGCGGGGACATCGGCCTAGCAGACCGTCAGGCACGCTATGCGAAGGCTATGGCGGCACTGGGTGGCAAGATCGACACCTCTGCGCCTGCGGCCTCTCCTGCGGCCTCTGGCGGCACTCTGCGCCGTGGCTCCAAGGGTGACGAGGTCAAGAAGATGCAGGCCAAGCTGGGTCTGGCAGCCGACGGTGACTTCGGCCCCGGCACCGAGGCTGCGCTGAAGAAGTGGCAGGCGGCCAACGGCCTGACAGCCGACGGCGTGGCTGGCCCGAAGACATTGGCGAAGCTGCTCGGTTGATGTAGTATGCGCGCATCAGGAGATTGCCATGCCGCTCATCCCGCTTCAGCTTCCGCCCGGCGTTTACCGCAACGGGACAGAGTATCAGGCCAGCAACCGCTGGTATGACGCCAACCTAGTCCGCTGGATTGAGGGCACCATGCGCCCCATCGGCGGCTGGCGGACGCGAAACACGGTCGGCACGACTGCGCCACGGGCAGCCTTGGCGTGGTCGGATCTCAGCGGGAGCCGCCGTTATGCGGTCGGCTTCCACAATGCGCTCAAATCGGTGTCTGCCTCTGGGACCGTTACCGACATCACACCGTCAGACCTGACCAGCGGCTCCGTTTCTGGTACGGTCAACATCGGCTACGGCGGCGGCTTTTATGGCGACGACGGGTACGGCGTCACGCGCAGAGACAGTGGGAACTTTAGCGAGGCAATGACGTGGGCGCTGGACAACTGGGGCCAAAACCTTGTCGCCTGCTCAACCGCCGACAAGCGTCTTCTTGAGTGGGATCTGAACGTATCCAATAACGCGGCAGCGATTTCTGGCGCGCCAACCAATAACCTGTCTCTGGTTGTCACAGCCGAGCGGTTCCTGTTCGCTCTCGGGGCTGGCGGCAATCCTCGCAAGGTGCAGTGGTCCGACCGCGAGGACAATACAGAGTGGACGCCTCTGGCCACCAACGAGGCTGGCGACATCGAACTGCAAACCAGCGGCCAGATTATGCTGGGCATCCGCACACGCGGGCAAACTTTGGTCCTGACCGATCAGGACGCACACACGGCAACATACCAAGGGCCGCCGTTCGTGTATGGCTTTGAGCGTGTTGGCTCTGCTTGCGGTGTCATCTCGCGCAAGGCCGCCGTCAATGTTGATGAGGGCGTGTTCTGGATGGGACAGCGCGGCTTCCATCTTTATTCTGGCGGCGCTGTCATGGACGTCCCGAGCGATGTCGCAGACTATGTCTTTGGAAGCATCAACTCGGCGCAATCATCAAAGGTCTACGCTGTCAGCAACCAAGCCTTTAACGAAATCTGGTGGTTCTACCCGTCGGCATCGTCCAATGAAAACGACAGGTATGTCGCCTTTAACTACGCAGAAAAGCACTGGTCCATCGGGTCAATCGTGCGCACGGCTGGCGTGGACGCTGGCGTGTTCCGCAACCCAATATGGCTTGACGCGTCTGGTGTATCGTACGATCACGAAACTGGTTTTGCCCACAACGGTGATACTGCTTATGCCGAAAGTGGACCCATCAGCCTCGGCGCTGGCGACAATGTTATGTCGGCCACCATGCTGATCCCAGACGAGAAAACCCAAGGTGACGTGCAGGCGACGTTCAAGACGCGCTTCCACCCCAACGACACGCAGCGGTCATACGGCCCGTACAGCATGGCCAACCCTGTCAGCGTGCGGTTCACTGGCAGACAAATCAGCATGCGCGTTGAGGCCGAACGGCTGGCCGACTGGCGCGTCGGCATTATGCGGATCGACGCGCAGCCGGGTGGTCGTAGATGAGTTACGGATCGACGCCGCCTCCAGTCACAGCCAACCTGATGGTCTGGGCGCAAAACATTGTGAACTACCTGCAGCGCGTGGCGTCTCGGCTTCAGTTCAAGCCAGCCAGCGCGTCGGCTGCTGACGACGGCGTGATCCTGTGGGATGCTGCTGGTGGCTACCCTGTCGTGTCTAAGGACGGCGTGTGGCGGCAGATCGTGTTGGCCGACGGCACGGCAGTTCTTAATCAGGATGTGGACATCACGGCGGCGGCTGCCAACACGGCTTATAAAATTGCGCTGGACGTGGTGACGGCCAACGGCATCACTGTAACCGGGACGCCCGCGACCGAGATTACGTTTCAAGAGGGCGGCCTCTATCTGCTTTCCTTCACCGCTCAGATCGCCAGCACATCATCCAGCACGGTTGAGTTCAGGTTCTGGCCGCGCCTCAACACGGTTGATGTGGCAGGCTCCACCATCGTGGCCAGCTTGCACAACAACGGCGCGACCATCGTTGTCTCCCGATCCGCAATTTTCGATCTGGACGCGGGCGATGTCTTGAACGTGATGTGGGCCACCGACAGCACAAGCGGCCTCCTTGAGGCTCACGCGGCGACAGCCTATGCGCCGGGTTCGCCCTCCGTGACGCTGGCAATCACAAGGGTTAGAGCGTGAATATAATTCAGGCCAACCGACCGCACATTGAGGCCGCGCTGGAGTACAGCGGCGGCACGCACGTCTTCGAGGACGTCGAAAGAGCCATCCTAGAAGGGCGGATGCAAATCTGGCCGTACGGCAATAGCTGTGCCGTGACAGAGATCATCCAGTATGATAGAAAGAGGGTATTGCACGTTTTCCTTGCTGGCGGCGACCTTGAAGAAATCGCCAACGGGATCGACAGCGTAGCGGAGTGGGGCAGGACGCAGGGATGCACTGGCCTTACCATGTCAGGCCGTAAGGGCTGGGAGCGGGTGCTAGGCAAGCACGGTTTCACCCCGGTCATGATCGTGATGGAGAGGAAAATCTAATGGGCGGTGGCGGCAAAACTACCACAGAAGTCAAGATCCCGCAGTGGCTTGAAGACGCTGCGAAGGCAAATTTGGCGAAAGCCGACACCCTGTCGCAGATCGGCTACACGCCGTACTACGGGCCGGACGTTGCCGCCATGACGCCGATGCAGGTGGCCGCGATGCAGGGCACCAACACGGCGGCCAGCGCGTTCGGCATGCCGACGGCAGACCCGATGTCGGGCATGCCCACGGCGAAAGATTACGGCGGCATGTCGGCCTACTCGTCCGGCGACATGTATGACCAAGCGTTGGCTGAGTTGGAGCGTCGGATGCCGGGGCAGTTCGCCGCCCTGCGCGCACCGTTCATCGACCCCGTCACTGGCGCACGCCCCGGTTCACCTTACGGCTCAGGTTCGGCAATGGGTGGCGCAGGTGCGTCTGCCAGCGCGGCGGCAACCCCTAGAGCGGGTGGCGGCGGTCGTGATAGCTACGGGCCAGCGCGCACGCAGCCCTCGGGCACTGGGACAGGCTCTATGGGTCTGCCAGATCCGATGAGCGGAAGGATTACAAGCGTCGGGCCGATTGGCCGTGACGGCGGCGGTGGCTTGGGAGGTCGCAAATAATGGCTGGTGCAGGAAACCCTCAAGGCGTTCAGCAGCCCCAAAGCCCGGTGGCTGGCAACGTCATGCAAACCTCGGCCAACCTGTTCAATCAGGCGTCGGCTGGCCCCAACATCGGCCAGTTCATGAACCCCTACACGTCCGAAGTGATCGGGCGGACTGGCATGGACATGGCCCGCCAAGCCGAGATGCAGCGCAACACTTTGGGCGCGCAGGCAAGTAAGGCTGGAGCCTTTGGCGGTTCGCGGCATGGCGTGGCCGAAGGCACGATGATGGGTGACTTCGGTCGCTCCTTCGGCGACATCGCAGCCCAGCAGCGCCAGCAAGGCTTCAACACCGCGCTGCAGGCCGCTCAGAACCAGCAGAACATCCAGTCTGACCTCGCCGGGCAGGGCTTCGGCTTCGGCCAGCAGATCGGCCAGCAGCAATTCATGCAGGGTCAGGCGCAACAGCTACTCAATCAGGCGCTCATCGATGCGGCCAAGGGACAGTACGGCGGCTTCACGGGTGCGCCTGCGGCCTCGCTGAACCTGCCACTGACAGCCCTCGGCGCTGGCAATATGGGCCAGAACACTACAACGCAGACGCAGAAGCGTGGCCTGTTCGACTATCTGACGGCTGGCCTGACCGGGCTGGGTGGGTTGATGTAATGGTCCAATCGCTCGACGAACTGAAGCGCATGGTTTTCCCCGGCGAGAGCGGCGGGGACTATAATGCACTCTTCGGCTATGCCAACCGCCCCGGCGGGCAGTTCGCGGGCGTGAACCTGACAGACATGACGGTCGATCAGGCGCTGCAGTTTGCAGCCCCGTCTGGCGCATATGGGCAGTCGGTCAAGGGGCAGACCGGGCGCGTGGCCACACCGATGGGCGCGTGGCAGGTGGTCGGCACCACGCTGCGCGCAGCCAAGGAGGGCCTCGGCCTGACGGGCAGCGAGCGGATGACGCCTGCGCTGCAGGACCAGATCGGCATGTGGATTTATCAGAACCAAGGCCCCGGCGCGTGGGAAGCTTGGGGCAAAAGTGGCGGCGGCGGTATCGGGTCGCGTAGCAGCGGGAGTGGCACGATGCCGATGGGATTGTTTGACATGCAGCAAGAGCCGCAGACCTTCGGGGAGCGCCTGCGTGAGGGTGTTCGGAGCGGTGGCTTGGTTGATGCCCTCGCGCTGGCCGCCAACAGTCTGCGTATGAACCCTGACCAGAACCTCGCACAGATCGTGCAGGCTCGGCAGGAACGGCGCGGCGAAGAGAAGACGAACAACCGCACGGCCCAGTGGCTGATGACGCAGAACCGCGCAGATCTAGCGCAGGCTCTGATGACTGGCGCGCTGGACGCGAAGACGGCTGTGGCGACGGCATTGCAGAAGCCGGACACGCCAAGCGTCATGGAGGTTGGCGGCAAGCTGGTCGATGAAACGGGCCGTGTCATCTATGACCCGACTGGTGGTGCCGAGCCAGTGCTGTCTGCAGATGAGCTATCTGGCCTGAACACGCTGCGGGACGACGCCACGCAGGCGACGAAAGAACTTTCGTTGATGCGTGATGCGTGGAGCAGCATCAACACGTTCTATCAGAACCCCGGATCTGTCAGCGACCGCGCACTTGTTATCGCATTTGCCAAGGTGCTTGACCCGACATCTGTCGTGCGTGAGAGCGAAAGCGCGGCCATTGCCAACTCTGGCAGCCTGAGCGCGGGCCTGCGGTCCACGCTTCTGAACACTCTGCAGGGCGGCGGCAATTTGCCTGATGACATCCGCAACGAAATTCTCAACCTTTCGCGTGAAATGTACGGCCAGAAACTTCCCAGCGTGCAACAGCAAATCCAACTGCTTCAGGACACAGCCGCACGGGCAGGCTTGCCGCCAGAACTTGTGTTCAGCGGCGACTTGACCGCTCCAGCGCAATTGCCAGCGCCGACCCCTACTGTCAGGACGCCATCATCGTTTATCCCGGCAGGGCCACCCGGAAGGATTTAAGGCATGGAACAGATCGAACTCAAGAACTCGCAGGGCAGGGTCATCGGCACTGTTAACGCTGCCGAGTGGGCAGCCATGCCACAAGCCGACCGAGATGCCTTCATGGCTCAGTTTGAGCCAAAGCCTGAGCGCGAAACTGAAGCGCCAACCCAACGAGGTCGCGCGATTGCCCAAGGTCTTTCTTTGGGTTTTGCAGACGAAATCTTTGCTGGGCTGCGCGCTCCCTTCGGCGAAGGCTCACTGGGCGAAAACTACGGGAAGGCTTTGCAGCAAGAACGGGACGTGCTGAAGCAATATCGTCAGGACTATCCGATCAGTTCTGCGGCGTATGAGGTCGGTGGCGCAATCCTGCCAGCGATCTTTACGGGTGGCGCGGCTGCCCCGGCAGCAGCAACCCGTACGGCTGCGGTTCTAAGCGGCCTTGGGCGTGGCGCACTTAGCGGTGCAAAATTTGGCGCGGTATATGGCTTCGGAAGTGGCGAAGGAGACGTGCTTGGCCGCGCTGCCAATGCGGGCGTGAACGCGCTAATTGGCGGTGTCGGTGGCGGCGTTCTAGGTGGCGTCGGTGGCGCGCTGAAGGGTTCTGGCGGCGCTTTGGTGGACTGGGTCCGCAACAAGGCAGGCAATCGCTTGGCTGGTGTTGTTTCGAGAGAAGTGCAGCGCATTGCCGAGCAGGGCGGGATGACCGCAGACGAAGTTATCGCTGGCGTCGCAGAGGGCCGCATTATGGCCGAAAACCGCACGCTGGAGAGCATGATCCGCAGCTTCTACGCGGAGGGCGGCCCGGCGGGCGCGGAAATCAAGCGCACGCTGACGGCACGCCCCGGTGAGACGCGTGCGGCGGCAATGGAAGAGGTCCAAGGCGCGCTGGGAAGCCCCGGCAACCCACTCGCCAACAGGCGTGCCAGCGAAGAACTGACAAGGCGGGCAGAAGCAGAAGCGTATGAGCGCGCGCTGACCTCCAACGGAGTTGACCTGCCTGCGCCTCCCCAGATTGTCGCGGCGCTGGAGGATCTTGCCATCCGCACGCCTGCGGCCCTGAGAGACGCGGCAGAAGTCGCCCGCGTGCAGTACGGCGTCAAGCCATTCTTTGAGGTCGCAGAAGACGGCTCGGTGGCGTTTGCGCGGGCACCAACGCTCCGCGAGGCAGAACTGACATACCGCAGCCTGCGAGACATGAAGGGCGCGGCCTACACTGGCGGTCGCGGAACCCTCGGCGGCGCGCTTGGCGACGTGGCAGAGGAATTGAAGGGCGAAATGGACGTGGCGTCGTCTGCGCTGGCGGCGGCTCGGGCTGAAGCTGCAGGCGTGCGTAACGCACGCGACGCATTTGTCGCTGGGCAGGAAGCAATCCGCCGCTCGCCGGACGAACTTGCCCTCATCATCAAGGACATTGAGGCGCTCGGCCCGGACGCTGTCGCGGCCTTCCGCGAGGGGATGCTTACGTCGATCCGCGCTGGCATGTCGAAGCCGAGCGCAGCGCCGGGCCTGATGCGGGGGCTGGCTGACGAGGAGACTGGAGCGGGGACTGCCTTGCGCCTTGCCCTCCCGCCCGGCCTTGCGCCGTCTGTGACGCAAAAGCTTGACGTCGCGGCCAACGCGCAGCGTGCATATCGCGGCATCGTTGAGGGGTCTCAGACGGCGCAGACGCAGATGGCACCCCGCGTTGGTGAGGCTGTAAACGTAGGGCAGGAGTTCGCCAGCGGCATGGGTGGTGACCTGATGGCATGGGCGCGCCTGATCGGTGGCGCTGCAGACAGACTGCGGCCCGGACTGTCCGACGCACAACGGCTGGAGGTGGCGCGCATTGTCCTGTCCAAAGACCCGGCTCTTGTGGCTCGCGCCCTGAAAGACGAAAGTGTCGCCGCGCAGCTTATGGATGCCACCGCGAAGGCCGTTGACATGGTTGTCCGCGCTGGCACACGCTCGGCCACGCCCGGCTTGAATTTGACGATCACAGGGGAACAGTAAGACAATGGCAAAGCGCGAAGAATACGGCCCCGACATCGAACTGGCGACCGATGAAGAGATGGAAATGGTCCTCGAAGGCTTCGAGGTCGAAGACGAGGCCGAGGATGACGACGGCGCGTTTAAGCCTCTGGACGAAGACCAGATCGAAAGCATCGTCGGCACAGCCATCGACGAGGCCGTCACCTTCATCGCCGACGAGATCGCAGACCGCCGCATCAAGTCGCAGCGGTACTTCAACGGCGAGGTAGATATCGGCGAGGAAGAGGGCCGCAGCACCGTCGTTGCTACCAAGTGCCGCGACACCGTGCGTGCCGTGAAGCCGTCGATCCAGCGCGTGTTCATGACGTCCGAGCGCCCGGTGGAGTTCATCCCAAGCGGCCCGGAAGACGTGGCCAGCATGGAGCAGGCGAGCATCTACGCCGCCGCCAAGTTCCGCCAGAACAACGGCTTCCAGATCCTGCGCGACGTCACCCACGACGCGCTGGTGAGCATCACGGGCTTCACCAAGGCCTACTGGGCCGAGTACGACAACCCCAAGGTCTACGACTTCACCGATCTGGACGAGGCGCAGTATCAGGCCATCGAAGCCTCTCCGGGGGCCGAGATCGTGCGCGTCGAGCAGCGGCCAGACGAAGAGACCATCCGCATGATGCAGGAGCAGGTTGACGCGGCTCAGGCGATGGCAGAGCAGGCCGCCGCTATGGGCCAGCCCGTCGATCCTTCGCAGCTTCCGCAGATGCCAGCCGAACTGCCCCAGCTTTACGACGTGCGCGTCATCCGCCGGAACCCGTCCGGCAAGCTGTGCATCGACACGATCCCGCCCGAGGATTTCTTCGTTGACCGC